TTTTTTGTTCCCATTTCATCCATTCCGGTGGTAGCGCGGTATATGTCGCGCTATCCCCCGAAACAAACTCTATTGTGATTGGTAATTTCATGCTCCCGATCTCCTTTTTATAGTGTTGGTGTGGTCACACAGGTAAATGCTAGTGAGACAGTTTGTGCATCTGGTGCTGTGCCTCCAGCTGATGGGAAAATTGGCTGCACATCAAAATTGAATGTTGATCCTGATGCAGCTGTAAAAACAACCGCCAATGGTGTGTTTGGTGCTGTGTCTGCCGCTGTCCAAAGCGCGTTGCACAGTGATCCACCTGCTGGCCAGTCGGCAAGCATTTCAACAGCGAACGATCCTTGCGAATCAGTCGTAAAATACGCCTTGCCATCGAGTGTTTGATATGTATTGATTGTGGAATCAATAGTCAGTGTTGCTGAGGTGGCCTGAGCATCATAAGTATCACCAGCAATGGTGAAAGTGATGTCTCTGCCGGTGACGATTGTTGTTGGCATGATTTCTCCTTAGTTGGTGTAATAGGTGCTGACTTGTAAATCGGCTGTAAGGTATTTACCTGCACCGACTTCCAATGGTTGAGGTTGATTGACATTGCCGACTTCATAACCTGATGGCATTGTGCTGATAATGTCAATCATTAGTTGTTCGAGGTTGTCCAAAGCTGCTGCGTTGTTCATATATGCAACAACACCAGTCACGGTCAGATTGATTTTGACTTTAGTTGTTGCGCCATTAATTAAAACGCTCTCAAGATAAGGTGCATCGGGAATCAAACAAATGCTTGGGCTAGTCATTGCCTCCGGAATGCCGTTATACACATTGGCTGCAATTGTTGAAAGTGCGGTCTGCAATGGCGTGCGGATGTCAGCTTCAATGGTCATTGGCACATTGCCTCAACATCCAAGAATGGGCCTAAAAGGCCAACGACTCTATTTGTTAAGCTGCGACCAAGCACAAATGGTGATGGCTGAAAATTGTCTGCCATAATTTGATTGCCGGGAGCTGTAATGCTTTGAAAAATCTCAACCGAAACAACCAAAATTGCGTTTTCAATTGGCGGTGTGCTGGCGTACAGCTGTGCAGCTGATGATCCGCTTAATGTAGCCAATGCGCTTGGAATAAATGGCAATGGGTATGTGCGATCTGCCGCCGCTGTGGCAGCTGTAAATGTAAATGGCTCAATCCGATCATCGGTGACTGTGTAAGTGCCATTGTATGTTCCGGCCCCGGTAACAATGACAGATTGCCCCGGCACGAAATAATTTGGCCGGATAGTTGTGAAATAAATGACGGCATTATCCACATTGGCAAATGTCACCGATGATTGGTATTGCGTAAGTAAAGGCAAAATCGTTTGCTCAGCTGAATCAATAAATGAATCAAGCTGTGCGTCAGAATATAAAGAAACCGAGACACCAAGAATTGACCTCAGCTGTGCGGCTGTGACTATTGCTGGCATCTCGGTTCCTTTCGTGTCAGTAGCGTTCGGGAGCGACCGCTACCGATTTTGATTTTTTAGTTATCAGGTCTGGTTCCAGCATGCGCCAAATGGAATCTTTGGAGCAATTGCTGCATAGCCGTAGTAAAGAATATCAATCGTTCCATCGCTTTGGATTGCTGTGCGCAATGTAAAGCGTGGTGACTCATACCATGTCCAAGCATCTGGATTAACAACGACCATTGAGAAATCTCCGGTCGATGTTGTTGGGCCAGCGTTGCCAATTGAGCGAGAAACAAAGAGGTTTAGACCCGGTGAAACTACACCGCGCAATGAATCGCCTCTCACATTACCGGCTGCATTTGATGGTTGCGCTGCGTTGTATAGCGGTGCGCCATTGTCGTTGTAACCCATAATGTTTGTCCATTGTCCAGGAGAAACAACTATGTTGCGAGCAAACCCAAGTGATGATGAATAAACAGCACCAGCAGCTTGAGATGTGTAAGCCAAGAAACCTGTTGATGAGTTTGCATTCACACCAGTTTGCTGACCTGCACCAGCAATTGTGCCAACAGCAAATTCATCAGTTACTTTTGCGTAAGCGAACTCAAGATTAGCTAAGAGAGCCGTGAGGTACTCTGGCCGGCTGCGGTCGATCAATTCTACCGTCGAGATGGCACGGCCTTTAAATGATTGAACAGGTACGCTCAAGAATGTTGCTGAAAGTGATGAATCTGTGACAGCTGCATTTTCTGCAACATTGGCCACAGTAGGAACGGCAGTTACGCGTGGAATTTCAAAAGTCATGCCTTCGCCAACAAGCGTTTCACGGCTTAGCGCATCAATCATTCCGCGATCAGCGTTTGCCAATGCATTAACAACCTGTGTGCTTTGTGGTGTTGGGATCATGCCCGGTGCTGTGCTTGTTGTGTTATCTGCTGCCTTTACATATTGGCGTGAATCCTCATCGTGCAGAATTGTTGCCTTTAGATAATGCTCAAGATAAGAAACCTTGTTTGTGATTGGTGATCGTGGTGCTGTGTAATAGGCAGGTCGTGATGCCTGAACAGCCTCAGCTGGAGCCTCTACCGGTTCAACGGCAGGAGCGGTGTTTTCGGTAGTGTTATCCACTTTGTCTCCTTCATTTGGGTTTGTGTTATCTGCAACTGTTTCAGTTTCAGAATCTTCTGATGCTGCTACCTCAGAAACGCGTGCAGATCGCACGGCCGGTTCGGTAACAAGTGCCACGCCTTTGAGCTGGCCATTAAGCACTTTCATAGTGCCATCTTTTTGCATTTCATAATTATCAACAGCCAATTCAATGCTGAATCCATCGCGTAAGCCTTCCATTGCCTCTGTGAGCGCATCGGTGCCGGCTGTCGTGTTAGCAATCTTAAAAGTCGCTGTCATTTCTTTGTCATTCACACTCATGGCAATGCTCTTGCCAATTCTGCGTGTGTTGTCATGCTCAAGGTTTAAAAAAACATCTTGAGGCACAATTGATCCACGGGCAAAAGTGACTTTGCCTGTGCTCGCATTTGCTTGCTCGTTGAATGCAACTATGCGGCCGGTGATTGTCCGAGAATCGGAATCAGCTGCCGTGATTTCCATCGGTGTTGTTAGCTTCATGAGATCATATCCTCCATTTGTCTAATTTCATCGGTGGTAATTGCCCCGATGTCAAATAAAATTTTGTAAATCTCTGCACGCTCTTTTTCTGAGCCGCGTAGGTATGCCTTCAAATCAAATTCAACGCGCTGCGTTGATGGCGTAAAATCTGGCATTGAAAGTCTTGAGGATAAGCTGTTCATCAACGGCAATAATGAGAAATCCAACAAAGTTTGACGCGCCGTGCTGGCGTTTGCATAGGTCATGGATGATCCAGTCGGCGCATCAATAAAGTAAGCCGGAATGCCAACGGCTCTCGCTAATTCTGTTGCAATGATTTCGCGTGCAGCATTGAGTCCAATTTGCTCTGGTGTAAAGCCAACAGTTTCCATTGTGATGTCAGCATTGAGAAACGCTGTGCCACGATTTCTGCGAGCTGCTCCCCACGCGTCAAGCAATTTTGCAATGCGGTCAGCTGGCAATGCTGTGCCGTTTGATTTCAAAACCATCGATGGCACGGGTTCGCGTGCATACATTGCAGCAGCTCTCTCCAGCTCTGCACCGGCGCGAATTGTGCGACCAGCTCTATTCAACAAACCTTCATCATTGCCATAAAACACAACAAGTGATCCAAGTCCTGTGTATGGCACCTGCATTCCATCAACTGTGTAATACTCAATTTGCGTGCCTTTGTCGTTTAAGAAAACACCAACACGATTAGGAGCAACGCGCCACATCTCGCGCACTCTGCCGGTGTCGGCAAATTCCGACATTATTTGAAAATAAGAAAATCCTGTGAAAAGTAAATCCTCGGCCGCCCAACACCAAGATGCAGCTCCCGGCACCCGCTTATCTGGATCGTTAATCACAACGGGTTGATCAACAACCTGACCTGTTGTTTTGTCGCGTGTCAGCATTGGAATTGTGGCAATTGAATTGCAAATCATATTTCGTGCGCGTGCAATTGCTGGCACACTCATTGCTTCTTCTCGGCTTGCAAGATAATCCGCGCCACCAAATGGATAAAACGCATCAAGTGTTGGAGCTGGCCCAATTGATGCAGCTATGTCAGCACCGCGCATAGGCGAGACAGCTTCAATTGTGCGTTTGCGGTCAAATAATCCCATGGGCGCATTTTCTCAAAATGTCAAGCATCAACCCACTAAAATATCGATATCCGTTTCCGGGCGTGTCGCATAGTGTGTGCATAGCGCGGCTGCTACGGCAGCACACACGGCCGATTGGCTTGCTCGCCTTCCAATAACCCAACCGCCATCACCTCGCCTCAATTGCACAGCTGAAAGCATTTGCTCGGTGAGCGATGATTGGTTGCGATGCTTTAAACGCCCGGAATTGATTGCACCTAGCAATTCATCACATGCTTGCGGGTAATCGGCATCCATGTCATGGATTGGAATGCCGGCCGGTTGCATTCTCGCCGCAACAGC